GTTCAGTAGAAATTACCATTATCCCCGGAGAAGAGATGGGAGAAGGTGGGTTTGACTCTAATCTAGCAGAAGAGCTAGAGGAAGGGGAGCTACAGGAGCTATCTGACGATCTGTTGGGACTTGTAGACGCAGACCAAGATAGCCGTAAAGAATGGGCAGACGCCTATGTAAAAGGGCTAGATGTACTAGGATTTAAGACAGAAGAGCGTACTACTCCTTGGGAAGGCGCTTGTGGCGTGACTTCTACGGTATTAGCGGAAGCGGCTATCCGATTCCAAGCAGAGACTATGAGTGAGACATTCCCTGCCGCTGGCCCCGTAAAGGTCAAAATTCTCGGTATGGAGAGTAAAGAGAAGCTTGAAGCTGCTGAGCGTGTAAAAGCGGACATGAATTATGAGCTTACAGAGCGTATGGTTGAGTACCGTTCTGAGCACGAAAGAATGCTATATAGCCTAGGACTCGCAGGATCGGCGTTTAAGAAGGTTTACTTCGATCCTAATATGGGGCGACAGTGTGCGCTCTATATCCCCGCAGAAGACGTTATAGTGCCGTATGGCGCATCTAACATTGAGACTGCCGAACGTGTTTGCCATATAATGCGCAAAACCAAGAACGAAATCCGCAAGCTCCAAGTAAGTGGGTTTTATAGGGATGTAGAGCTAGGTGACCCTGTATCATTCCACACGGACATCGAAGAAGCTAAAGCAGACGACGGTGGGTTCACTCTGTCTGACGATAGCCGATACACCTTATATGAGATCCACGCTGACCTAATTATTGACGGTTCTGGCGACTCGGAAGAAGATGACATTGCTAAGCCTTACGTAGTTACTATTGAGCGCGGTACAGGAGAAGTTTTATCTATCCGTCGTAATTACGACCAAGGTGACCCCCTAACCCTCAAACGTCAACACTTCGTACATTACGTATATGTGCCCGGATTTGGCTTCTACGGCCTTGGACTGATCCACATCATAGGTGGGTACGCCAAAGCGGGAACGTCGATTGTACGGCAATTGGTGGACGCTGGTACCCTATCTAACCTTCCCGGCGGACTAAAGTCCCGTGGACTACGTATTAAAGGTGATGACTCCCCAATCGAGCCGGGTGAGTTTAAAGACGTAGATGTACCATCAGGTAGCATCCGCGATAACATTATGACCCTGCCGTATAAAGAGCCTAGCCAGACTCTACTAGCTCTCTTGGATAAGATTACCAATGATGGGCGTAGACTGGGCGGCGTTGCAGATATGAATATCTCTGACATGTCAGCTAATGCTCCTGTGGGCACTACACTGGCCCTGTTAGAGCGTACGCTGAAGCCTATGGCAGCAGTACAAGCACGAGTTCATTTTGCTATGAAGTTAGAGTTTAAGATGCTCAAAGCTATCATGGCAGAGGAAGCCCCCACTGAGTACGCCTACGAGCCTGCTAGAGGCGAAGTAACAGCGCGTGCGTCAGACTACGCTATGGTGGACGTAATCCCTGTAAGCGACCCTAACAGCTCTACAATGGCCCAACGCGTTGTACAGTATCAGGCAGCCCTACAGATGGCGGAGAAGACCCCGCAAATTTACGACCTACCACAGTTGCACCGTCAGATGCTTGAAGTTCTAGGCATCAAGAACGCAGATAAGCTAGTACCTACGGATGATGACATTAACTTGACTGATCCCGTAAGCGAAAACATGAATGCCCTAACAGGTACGCCTATAAAAGCGTTCATCGAGCAAGACCACGAAGCCCACATAGCGACACACCAGTCGTTCATGCAAGATCCACAAGTAGCAGGCACTATCGGCCAGAACCCACAGGCACAGCAGATTATGGCTGCATTGCAGTCACATATCGCGGAGCACGTAGCGTTCAGATACCGTAAGCAACTGGAAGACAAGCTCGGCGTTAAGCTACCTAAGCCGAACGAAGAGTTACCTCCAGAGATCGAGATTGAACTGTCCAGACTCCAAGCTAACGCTGGCGGGCAAGTATCTAACGAGCACAAACAGCAGCAGGCGCAGCAACAAGCCCAGCAGCAGCAGCAAGACCCGCTTATCCAGATGCAGCAGCAAGAGCTACAGATTAAGCAGGCTGAGCAACAACGCAAGGGTCAGAAAGATCAGACCGATGCGCAAATCAAAATGCAAGAGCTACAACTCAAGGCTCAAGCACAGCAGACTGACGCCCAGATGGATCAGGCTGAACTCCAGCTCAAGCAACAAGAGCTGCAAATCGACGCCCAGAAAGCGGGCGCAAAACTAGCCGCCGATAGGAAGATCCAAAATACCAAACTTGATTTAGAGTTAGGTAAGGTCAAGCTGGAGGCGAATAAAAAACCTAAGGAATAACTATGACTACCGTCTTTGACGTGCTTGAGAAGAACATCGTGGATCAAATATCCGCAGCAGAAGAACATCTTGGGGGAGGCGCATGTGATGACTATGCGCAATACCGAGAAGTAGTTGGCTTGATTCGAGGTCTGAAAGTCAGCTTATCTTACGTAAATGACCTTTCGCAAAACTTTATGGAGCAAGATGATGACTAGAGAAGTAGCTAATGTACCTACACCAGTAGGATACAGGGTACTTATTGAGTTACCAGAAGTAGATGATACCTATGGGGATAGTGGGATTATTAAGTCCTCAAAAGAACAACGCCACGAGATGATCCTGTCTATTAGCGGAAAAGTGGTCGATATGGGTGAAGGTGCCTATAGCGACAAAGACCGCTTCCCGTCAGGAGCTTGGTGCAAAGTAGGTGATCATGTAGTTTTCCGTGCCAATACCGGCACGCGTTTTAAGATCGGTGAAAAAGAGTATCGTTTGATGAACGACGACTCAATCGAAGCCGTAGTAGACGACCCCCGTGAATTAACACGAGCAGCTTAAAGGAGCAGATTATGGGTTTCCAACCAGTAGAGTACTCGTTACCGCACGAAAAAGATGAAGAGATTGAGATCGAATCTTCCAGTGCCGAAGAGTTAAAAGCAAATAAGAAAGAAGAAGAGTCTGAAATTGAGATTGAAGTAGTAGACGATACCCCCAAAAAGGATCGTAAACGTAAGGCATCCGCGCCTCCCGAAGAAGTAACTGAGGACGAGTTAGAAAGCTACTCTGAAAAAGTGCGTAACCGTATTAAGCACTTCAGTAAAGGCTACCATGATGAACGCCGAGCAAAAGAAGGAGCTATGCGCGAGCGTGAAGAACTGGAACGGGTAGCACAACAACTTGTGGATGAGAACAAAAACCTCAAGGGCACTGTAAGCAAGAACCAAGACGTTCTACTTGAGCAGGCTAAAAAGCAGGCGGCGCTAGAAACTATGGCTGCTAAACGCGCATATAAGAACGCGTATGAAGCAGGAGACGCCGATAAGCTGCTAGATGCACAAGAAAAGCTAAATGCCGCTAATTTAAAGACAGACAAAGTAAAGAATTTTAGACCGAGTACTTTACAAGACGATGAAAATAGTGTAAAACTGCCGCAAAGAACCAAGAAAGATGACCGCGCCGCAGGTTGGGCGGACGAAAACACTTGGTTTAACACAGACAAAGCCATGACTGGCTATGCTTTGGGGGTACACGAAGAGTTAATAAACGACGGTGTAAGTCCCACAAGCGATGAATACTACGAGACTATTGATGCTCGTATGCAGAAAGTGTTTCCAGACAAGTTTGAAGACACTTATGAGGAAGAACCAAGATCTAGACGTAAGTCAAATGTGGTTGCCCCCGCGTCGCGGAGCACGGCCCCTAAAAAGGTCACATTAACGCAAACACAAGTGGCTATCGCCAAGAAGTTGGGAGTTCCCCTAGAACTATACGCCAAAAAGGTTGCTGAAGAGATGAGGAAAGTATAATGGCTGAGAATAGAATTAACCGTGAAACCACGACCCGTGAAAAAGAAGTACGTAAAACTGCATGGCAACGTCCAGAGGTTCTACCTTCTCCATACCCACAAGAGGGGTATGTATTTCGTTGGGTTCGTACGAGCATGACCGGGCAAGTTGACGCCATGAATGTATCCTCAAAAATCCGCGAAGGTTGGGAACCTGTCAAAGCGTCGGATCACCCAGAAATCACACTTGTATCTGTTGAGAACGAACGGTTCAAAGATAATGTAGTGGTAGGCGGGCTAATGCTTTGTAAGGCACCACAGGAAATGGTTGATGAGCGCAATGACTACTATAGACAACAGTCAACTGCACAAATCAAATCTGTGGACAATAACCTCATGCGAGAAAATGATCCAAGAATGCCGCTCTTCAACGATCGGAAATCAAAGGTTACCTTTGGTAAAGGGTAACTAAACTAAATTATATAAGGTAAATAATAATGGCTACTACAGCTACTCCATACGGGCTAGTTCCCGTAAAGAAGGCTGACGGAACTCCCTACGCGGGCGCCCGTGAGTCCTTTTTGATTAATGCCGCTAGTTACAATGTAAACATCGGTTACGGCTCAGTCGTAATTTTAAAAGATGGTTATGTTCAGCTATCGGTTAATACAGGTTCTGCTAACAACACTAACAATTTTGCTGGTGTTGCTAATGGCGGTGCTTTGGGTGTATTCGTTGGTTGTGAATACGTAAACAGCGAAGGTCAGTTGATCTTCTCTCAGTACTTCCCTGCTAACACTGCTAACGCTACTGCGTATGTTGTGACTGATCCGGGTGTTACTTTCCAAGCTCAGTGTGATGCCCCTGTTGCACAGGCTTTCTTAGGCCGCAACACGTTCTTTGCATCTACTCCTGATACGGATGATGTTAATACTACTACTGGCAAATCTATTCTGGCGCTTGATGCGGATGCTGTCGATACTACCGCTGGATTTAAGATTGTTGGTTTCAGCACTCGTGCTGGGCAATCTGCTGTTGGCGATCTTTTCACAGACGTCCTCGTTAAGTTCAACAATTCATACCACGCGTTCGCCAACGGCGATGTAACGTCATAACAGGAGAAATAACTAATGGCTATTTCAAGAAGTCAATTACTAAAAGAACTGCTACCCGGCCTGAACGCGTTGTTCGGTTTAGAGTACGCAAAATATGGCGAAGAGCATAAAGAGATTTTCGAGACTGAAACCTCTGACCGTTCTTTTGAAGAAGAAACTAAGCTATCTGGCTTTGGCTCTGCACCCGTTAAAGGTGAAGGCTCTGCCATTGAGTATGATAACGCGCAAGAAGCATTCACTGCTCGTTACACTCACGAAACTGTAGCTATGGGTTTCGCCATCACTGAAGAAGCAATCGAAGATAACCTGTATGACTCTTTGTCATCTCGTTATACTAAAGCACTAGCTCGCGCTATGGCTTATACCAAGCAAGTTAAAGCTGCCGACATTTTGAACAACGCTTTTGCTGCTGGTACCACTTACGGTGACGGCCAGTCACTATGTTCTACTGCGCATCCTTTGGTTGGCGGTGGTACTAACTCTAACGAACCAGCCGTTGCTGCTGATCTTAACGAAACTTCTTTAGAAGCTGCTGTTATTCAGATCGCTGGCTGGACTGACGAGCGTGGTCTTCTGATCGCATCTAAGCCTAAGAAGCTAATCATCCCACCAAACCTGCAATTCGTTGCTACCCGTTTGTTGGAAACTGAAGGTCGCGTAGGTACTGCTGATAACGATCTCAACGCCATTAAGAGCAACGGTGTTGTACCCGGCGGATACACTATCAATCACTATCTGACTGATACAGATAACTGGTTCCTTACTACTGACGTACCTAACGGTCTGAAGCACTTCGTTCGTAGCCCAATGGCTACTTCTATGGACGGCGACTTCGACACTGGCAACAGCCGTTACAAGGCTCGTGAGCGCTATTCATTCGGCGTAAGTGATCCACTGGGCATCTTCGGATCTCCGGGCGCTTAATCGCGTAGTAATAAGTTGTACTAAGGGGGCTTCGGCCCCCTTTTTTATGTTTGACATAAAGCCACACACTGTGATATGTTTGTCTGTATCGGGAAACAATCCGGTGAATCTGACAGACCCGACTGACGACATGTAGACAGATTTGCCTTAACTCACATGTGAGAACTATATAATGGCTAATACAACTTTTTCTGGTGCGGTTCGTTCTGAGAACGGATTCCAAGTAATCTCAAAGAACGCTGACACTGGTGCAATCACCGATCAAACTACTATGGATTCTAATGGTAACTTTACCACTGATGTCCTAGGTATAAATCTCCAACCTACTCTAGCTGGCCAAACAGTCACTGCTAAAGCCACTGGCGCTACCATCAGCTACGTTGCCGGAATTAACGTCAACCCATTCACAGGCGCTGCTCAACAGATTACTACTCTTCCTGCCGCTACTGTAGGCGTAGTATGTATCCACGCTCAAAGCAAAGACACTGCTGGCGGTACCGCTTTCTTACGTTTTGACTGTGCAGGCTCTGACGCTTTTGCTACAGGCTCTGTAATTGAGAGCACCGCTACTAACGCATTGACGTTTGATGTATCTACTGCGGGCGAAACTGAATTGAAGTTTACTCCAGCTAACGCCGCTACTAACTGCATGAGCACGGGATCACGTATTTACTTCTACTGTACTACTGCGGGTATTTGGAATATTTCCACTGACCTCGATAGCATCGGCACAGGTGTTACTGGCACATTCGTTTTCGCAGCTTAATAACTAGGAGAACGCCATGAGCACTAGCTCTGATGTATTTGCTATACGTAAAAACGCCACGGGGGATATTGCATTTACTGGCCCCGCACGTTTACGTCAGGTCGAAGTTTTTACCTCTAGTAGTGGCACCCCAAGACTGACCTTAACTGATGGCAATGGCGGTGCTACTTTACTCGATTTGGACTTTACTACTAGTGATACTCACTCGGTAAACATCCCTGCGGACGGGATATTTTTCCCTAACGGGGTGTACGTAGAGACATTTACTGCCCTCGAAGCAATGACTGTGTTTTTATCCTAGGAGGGTGGTATGACTCAGAAAGTAGATATTAAAACTTTGCGTACCTCAGCCACTGGTTCAGTTAGCGGTGGCCCGGCCCGTCTACGACAGCTACAGGTTAAGTCTGGTAGTACTGGTAACCCTAGAATTATTCTTTT